TTGAAGGCTCCTTATCGCAGAAAGGCAATTTGGATTTTCAACGATGACACTATGGCTGCTATCCGTAAGCTCAAGGGCAATGACGGACAGTTCCTCTGGCAGAAGGCTCTCCACGAGGGCGAACACGAAACCCTCCTCGGCAGACCGATTTACACTTCTCCTTTCGTTCCTACCATTGCCGCCGGTAATAAGGTGGCTCTGTTTGGTGACTTCTACTTCTATTGGATTGGAGACCGCCAGGGCATTACCTTCCGCCGCCTCAATGAGCGTTATGCTGATTCCGGTCAGGTCGGTTTCCTTGCTACCAAGCGTCTTGATGGTAAGCTCATCCTTCCTGAAGCCATCAAGGTTCTTCAGATGAAGGGTACTACTACTGCTTAAGTTAGGAGGTGGCGGTGATGGATGAACTTCTTGACAAGGTCAAGCAAAACTTAATATTGGAACACGAGGCTGACGATTCCTTGCTGAAGGGATTTATCACCGCTGCTGTTTCCTATGCGGAAAGCTATCAGCACATTACAGAAGGATACTACAGTGAAAATGATATGCCGCCCACAACGGAACAAGCGGTCATAATGCTTGCCTCACACTTTTACGAATCCAGGGATGGTAGTACAGGCGGCTTCTTTGCCGACAACGTTCAAGCAAGCCAGCAAGTTTGGAACACCGTTAATATGCTTTTACGGCTTGACCGAGATTGGAAGGTGTGAGTATGAGTTTTGGAAAGATGAACGGCTTTGCGGATATCATTGTTACAAAAAGGATAAAGGACAGCGAGGGTTTCACCGCTACGGTGGATGAAATCCTCGCTTCCATCCGTGTATACAGAGAGGGTCGGCACGGCTCACAGCGTTGGGCTAACTTATCTGCCTTTAGCGAAGCCACCGACCTCTTTCGTTTTCGCACCATTCCCGGCGTTGAGATTACCACCGATTGCATTATTGTGTGCGATGGTGGTCGATACGAAATCACCTCTGTTGAGGACGTGAAAGGCCGTGGAATGTATATCGAGGTTTTGGCAAAAAAGGTGGTGGCGACCGTTGGCAAAGGTTGATTTCAAAATGCCCGAAGAATTCCTTACACAGATTTCGAGGCTTGGCAGCAGATTTGACAGCGTTGCCGAAAGTGTCCTCGAAGCCGGAGGCGAAGTTGTCCTTGCAAAGGTTAAAAGCAACCTCGCATCCTCTGTGGGTAGCGGTACTAAATACGACTCCCGCTCCACGGGTGAATTGGAACGCTCTCTCGGTCTTACCTCCGTAAGGATGGATAAGGACGGTAACCACAATATAAAAATCGGTTTTTCTGAACCCCGTGCCAATGGTGGAAGCAATGCGAAAATCGCCAACATTATCGAGTACGGCAAGCACGGACAACCGGCTAAACCTTTTTTGAAACCCGCCAAGCGTTCTGCAAAGGACGCTTGTATGACTGCGATGCAGAGAAAATTTGAAGAGGAGGTCAGCAAATTATGAGCCTTCTTGCCGATATACAACGAGTGGTATATCCCTTGGGTATTCCTATTGAAACTGGCGTGTTTAAGGATGAGGCACCCGAAAAATATATCGTTGTAACTCCTATTGCCGACAGCTTCGAGCTTCACGCAGACAACGCTCCCGGTGTTGATGTGGAAGAAGCAAGGCTGTCTCTTTATTGTCAAGGCAACTATATCAAGGATAAAAACGCTCTTGTGAAGTTGCTGTTGGCAGATGACTTTACCATAACCGACCGAAGATACATCGGTTATGAAACCGAAACGGGCTACTACCACTACGCAGTGGATGTAGCCAAATTCTATGAAATGGAGGAATAATCATGGCTACGATTGGTCTTGATAAATTGTTCTACTCAAAAATCACCGAGGATGCAGATGGCAACGAAACCTATGCAACCCCGGTACAGCTTGCCAAAGCTATGACCGCAGACCTTTCTGTGGAGTTGGCAGAGGCTACTCTTTATGCGGATGACGGTGCAGCCGAAATCGTCAAGGAATTCAAGTCCGGCACTCTTTCTTTAGGTGTTGATGATTTGGGTGGTAGTGTAGCATCCGACCTTACCGGATCTACCATTGATGAAAACGGCGTTGTAATTTCCGCTGCTGAAGATGGTGGTACTCCTGTGGCTGTCGGTTTCCGTGCAAAGAAGGCCAACGGCAAGTACCGTTACTTCTGGCTTTACCGTGTCAAGTTCGGTATTCCTGCTACGGCACTTGCTACCAAGGGTGACAGCATCACCTTTAACACTCCTACCATTGAGGGAACTATTATGCGCCGCAATAAAATCGACAGTGCAAACAAGCATCCTTGGAAGGCAGAGGTTACCGAGGGTGATAGCAACGTATCTGCAAGCACCATCACCAACTGGTACAAGGAAGTGTACGAACCCAACTACACGGCTTCCGCAACCCCCGAAAAGGACTAAAGGAGGATTAACGTATGAATACTGAACGCTCTGCAACTATCCTCATCGGTGGTGAGGAATACGAATTACTGTTGACCACCAAGGCTACCAAGGAAATCGCTGCTCGTTACGGCGGGCTTGAGAACCTTGGCGATAAGCTGATGAAGAGTGAAAACTTCGAGATGGCAATCGGCGAGATTGTCTGGCTTATCACCTTGATGGCAAACCAAACTATCCTGGTTCACAACCTCAAGCATAAGGATGACCCGAAGGAACTGCTCACCGAAGATGTGGTGGAACTGCTCACCGCACCTGCAGATTTGGCAACCTACAAATCCGCAATCACCGAGGCTATGTTCAAGGGCACCAAGCGAAATATCGAGAGCGAGGACAACTCAAAAAACGCGGCGGTCGAGTAAGTGACGAAGAGTTATTTACTCGACTTTTATATTACGGCTTGGCGCACCTCCACCTTTTACAGGAAGAAGTGTGGCTGATGCCGTTTGGCTTACTCCTTGACTTGTGGGAATGCCACAAGCAATACAGCGGTATCGCCAAACCCAAGAGGGAGCGTTTTGTTGACGATATTATCCCCGACGGAATTTAAGGAGGTGGTGATATGGCGGATAACTTCGGCATGAAAATCGGTCTTGAAGGCGAAAAAGAATTCAAAAAAGCATTGGCCGATATTAACCAGTCCTTTAAAGTTCTCGGTTCGGAGATGAAGGTAGTTGAGTCGCAGTTTGGCAAGAACGATAACTCCGTCGAAGCTCTCACTGCCCGCAACCAGGTTCTCAACAAGGAGATCGAGGCTCAAAGGTCAAAAATCGAAACTCTACGTTCCGCCCTTGAAAACGCCTCATCCTCTTTTGGAGAGAATGATAAACGAACCCAAGCCTGGCAGATTCAATTAAACAACGCAACCGCTGCTCTTAACAATATGGAGCGTGAACTTGAAGCAAACAATAAGGCGCTCGATGAAGCAGAAAACGGATTCGAGGATGCCGAAAAGGATGCGGATAAGTTCGGCGACGAAGTTGAAAACGCAGGCGAACAAAGCGATGAAGCAAGTGGCAAATTCAGCGGTTTAGGTACAGCTTGTAAGGCTGCCGCCGCTACTATGGCAGCCGCCTTCGCTGCTGTGTCTGCCGCAGCCATTGCCGGAGCAAAGGCTCTTGTGGATATGTCTACTGCCGGTGCTGCTTATGCGGATGGGGTTATAACAACTTCTTCGCAGACGGGCATCGCAACCGACAAACTGCAAGAATATATGTATGCTGCCGAGCTTGTTGACGTTTCTACCGAGACGTTGACAAAATCGATGGCAAAGCAAATTAAGTCGATGAAAGCGGTGCAAGACGGCACCAAGCTTTCTGTCGAGGCATACGAGAAGTTGGGTGTCCAAGTTACCAATACTGATGGTTCTCTCCGTGATTCGGATACCGTCTATTGGGAAGTTATCGATGCCCTTGGCAAAATTGAAAACGAAACCGAGCGTGATGCACTCGCAATGCAAATCCTGGGTAAATCCGCCCAGGAACTGAACCCCCTCATCGAGCAAGGTGCAGAGCGAATGAATGAGCTTGGCGAACAAGCACAGGCGGCGGG